AGCCACCCCCCGAACTCTACTGTCAGGCCGCGATCTTCCATTCCAAATTGTCCGACTGCAGGCTCAATTCAATCGTCGCGAACATGGCCTCGAACTCTTCTGGAGCCGGAGCAATGTTCGCAAACGCCTCGCCGTGCTTCTCGCGGGTGTATTCGAACTCGGCGTTAACGGTCAAAGTCAGGCGGCGCATCGCGTCCTGAAAAGCCACGCCCTGGGCTGAGATATCGTACTCCAGGCACTGCGCAATCCACTTGTCACCCTCGCGAAACGCGATGACGCGAATCGCTTCGGAATTGGTGGTAGCCATAACAATGCCTTTCAATTCAATGTTTTACGCAAAACAAAGACGGGTCGACCGTAGGCCTCCCGCCCCACTAGTGTATCTGGTGACCAGTTACCGGACTGTCAACACGAGAGAACCCCGTAGGTTCCGGTTTGGAAGGTTGACGCGCGCACAGCATCGGCGACGACAGAGCCCTCATAATCCCTCCCCAAGATTTCCGACAAGTTGATCCGATTCGCGCAATTAGTCCAGCCCCAATCGTTCCAACGACGAAACAGTCCTAGGGCACTGGCGGAGAGTTTTGGCGTGACGCACGTCACGGAGGCTAAAGTTATCCGCAAACCCCCGAGAGCTGGTACCACTCCCAGCCATCCTTCGACGCCGCTCGACGCCGATCCCGCTGCTCCCAGTGGGCTGCTTACCGGCAGCACCTTCTGGTTCCTGTTCCGACCGGACCGGCGCAGGGCGATGCGGGCGGTCGTAGCCGACGAAGGTGTTTTTCGGGGACGTTCGACTGACGGCGCGGACGAATGGCGCGGCTATGGTGCGAAGGGACAGCCAGCACCTTCACGAAAGTGCCCGCCCCGCCCCGATCCGCGCCGTCTCCGCCTCATACCCCTTGATCCGCAGCTCCTGCTCCCTGAGATCGAGCTCCCGCGCCTTGATCGCCGCGCTTTGCTCCAGCGCCTGGATGCGCTGCCGCGCCTGCTGGAGCTGCTGCCCCTGCTGCCGGATCACCTGCATCCCCTGCTGGATCTGCCCCTGGAGCTCGGGCGGGATTTGCGGCCGGCCGCCGCCGCCATCCTGGAGCTGCGGCGGCAGCAGCAGCTTCAGCCGCTCGCCGATCTTGCCGGCCAGCGGCCAATCCAGCGCCTCCGCATAGAGATCGCCGATCAGCGGCGCGGCCTGCGGCACCTTCTGGATGAAGCTCTCCATCTGCATCGCCGCCTCCTCGCGCCTGGTGGTGAAGGACGGGCCCGACGAGACGGTGAGGTCGTACTTGCCCGCGGTGAGATCGTAGATGCGTCCGACGATCCGCCCGGCCTCGTCCGCCTGCTCGGTGACCGGCTGCCCGGTCGGCGCGATCTTCACCGCCGCGGGCGCCAGATCCTCGCCCAATATCCTGACCATCCGCTCGCTGCTGTACACCCGGGGGATGAGATCGAGCAGGATGCGGCCGCCATGGCGGATCGCGCGGCTGAGATTGTCGATGAAGTGGAAGGTGGAAACGTCGCCCTCGCGCTGCCGGGCCAGGATCGCCCGCCCCGAAGTCTCGTTGCTCCGCATGCCGATGATCGATTTCATGTCGTCATTGGCGTTCAACGCCTCCTGCAGCGCCCCCGCGGGCACGCCGGAGAAAGGCTGGCGCTGCGGCGGCGGGGCGCCCTTCGCATATTCGAGCTTGGCATGGCTGGTGCTGTTGGCCGTGTCCCAATGGGGATCGGCGTCGAACGCGCCCTCCTCGCCGATCCAGGGCGCCTTGGGCGCGAGCGCGATCAGCTCGGTCGTCGTCGTCCGCCAGTAATTGAACATGCGCTGCGCCGATCTGGCGTCGCGGATCAGCGAGCGGAACCAGCGCTTGCCGCGCTCGTCGATCACCTCGTCGCCATAGACCGGGACGATCGGGATATATTTGCCGGCCCAATCGACGCTCTTCAGCAGCTCGGCGCCGGATATGACGTGCTGCGTGACCTTCCAGCTCTCGATCTCGCGCGGGCTGCCGACCACGCCGATGCCGGCGGCTTCCAGCTCGGCCGCCCGCCGCTCGACCTCGTCGACCCGTTCGATCGTGCCGTCGGACAGCGCGACGATCGCGCGCCGCACCTTCTCTCGAGTCCAATATTCGGCGACGGTGACCTCGTCGCCGTCCAGCCATTCGGGGCAGTCCCTGAAATCATGATCCCAGTCGGTCTTCTCCGCATCGGGATATTCGCGCTCGAAATCGTCCTTCGGCAGGGTGGTGACGATGAACGCCACGTCCCAGTCGGAGGAATCGGCCGCGGTCGATCGCGGGTCGCCATAGACGGTGAACGGGTTCGCCACCCGCTCGACGACGATGTCCTTATCGAAGGCGTCGTCGCTCGTATAAGCGAGATTGTAGCGCCAGAAGCCGAACCCCTGCCCCACCGCATGCTCGATCGCGGTATCGGTGGCGACGTCGGCGTCGGACGCGGTCTCGATGTTGCGGATCAGCCCGTCGAAAATCTCCGCGACCCTCTTGTCGGCATCGCTGTCCTGCGGATGGACCTTGATCCTCGGCTTGTTCTGCCGGGCGTCGTTGACGACCTGACGGATGAAGGCCGGCATCTTGTTGAAGGTGAGGCAGGGCCGGTTCTCCCGCTTGCGCTGCTGCTCCATCTCCGCCGGCCATTGCTCGCCGAGCCTGGCGAAGCGCAGATCCTCGCGGGCGCTTTCCTGATTCTGCTGCCAGGCGTCGCGGCAGCGCTCATAATCCTTGCGCGCCTGGGCGAGCAGGCGCTCCTCGCTGCCGGCATCGTCGGCGGGTTTCGGGTTGCGGCTCATCCCATCCATCCTTCCTCGATCACCGGCCGGTCCCTGATCCTGCGTTTCTCGACCGGCGCCTCATAGGCCACGGCGCCGAGCCCGAAGGCGTCGGCCGAATGCGAGGCCCAGTCATGGGCGGGCCCGAGCCCGATCCCGCGCGCCTCGTCCTTGCGTTCGTGATAGGCGCCGAGCGCGTCCAGGCCCGCCGAGCAGGTCGCTTCGTTGAACCACATATTGGGGAAGAGCCGCCGCGCCGCCTCGATCCGCAATGTCGCCGCGCCCTTGCCCTGGTTGCGGACGACGACGACCGCGAAGCCGGCCTGCCGAAGCGCACTTTCATAGCTTGCGTCGTGCACCCGGTCGTGCGTCGCCCCGTCATGCGGCAGCACGCACAGGGCGCTGCCATAGCCCCTGGCGCGCAGCCAGCCGACATGGGTGGCGAGCGGCTGGCCCTGCGCCTCATAATGGTCGAGCCACCTTAATTCGCGGCCGACATATTGGACGATCCAGATCGCGACCGCATCCGCCTTGGCGCCGGTTCCGCCAATGTCGAACACCGCGCGGATGGTCATCAGCGGGTCCGGCGCGACCCGGCCGATCCGCCCGCCGGCACGCGCCTCGCTGAGCTGCCGGGCATAATAAGCGCCTTCGGTCACCCTCGCATAACCGCCTTCCCAGATATGGTCGTACTGATCGGGGCTCATCCTCAGACAATCCTGCCGTTCCTGCTCGAGCTCGGCCGTGAGCCGGGGGTTGTCCGACCAATTGACGCGCACGACGGCCGCGCCCGTCGGGATTTCCGGCCCGCGCAGCATAAGGTCGACCGGGTCGGTCCGCCGCCGCGGGTTCCAGGCGAACCAGAGCTCGGAGCCCGCCGCCCGGATGGTCGGCCGCAGCAGCGCCAGACTGCGCGCGGACAGGCTCTGCGCCTCTTCCACAAAAGCGCGCCGGAAGCCTTCGAGCGACTTGATGCTCTCGGCCGTGTGATCCTGCATGCCCTGGAAAATGATGATGCCGTCGCCCGGCGTGCGGATCAGCTCGCGATAGATTTTGAACCCGGCGCTCTCGCCGAGCCCGAGCCCGGCAAGCTTGCTTTCGATCAGCCGTTTGGCGCTGTCCTTCAGCGATTTCTGCACCTCGCGGATGCAGACGCTGAGCAGGCCCGGCTCGCGCCAGCTGTCCTCGATCAGCTTCTCCGCGAAGAAATGGGACTTGCCCGATCCCCGCCCGCCCCACGCGCCCTTGTAGCGCGCCGGCGCCACCAGGGGCTCGAACACCGGAGCGGTGGCGATCTCATGGACGGATAAACGTGCGCCTGATTTCATGGATCACCGGGTCCTCGGCATCGCCGCCGGGCTGGAGCGGGATGATCTTGGCGTAGATGGTGGCGTAGAAGATCTTGCGATTGTCCTCGCTCGCCTCCACCCAGGCAGCCAGGGCGGAGACCCCGCCGACCTCCTCGAAGGCCAGAGCGATCGCGTCCCGCGCGGCGGTGACGGGCTTGCCCGCGAATTTCGCCGTTCGCCCGGCTGCGGCCGGCGTTCGTTCGTGCATGGGGCTCTCCTCCATCTGGTCGAAAGACATTCCCGTCGCGCGCGCTGGAGCGATTTCCGGTCGGATGGCAGCTCTCGCCCGTGTCCCTCCTCCCTGCGCACAGGGAGGAGGGGAGGAAGGCCGGGTCAGCTCTGCGTGCCGACGATGGTCCCGTTGGTGTCGGAGGTCGGCTCGCTCGCATTGACCCGCACCTTGCCGCCGCTGTCGGTCCACAAATAGCCGAGGCTCGAATGCGACAGCGGATTGCAGAAGTTGGCCGCCGCTCCGGTGGCGAGCGCGCCGCCGACGACCGCCGCCCGCCCGACATAGGCATAGCCGGCATGGCCGCTGCGCACCCGATAACCGCTCTGGTCGCTCGCGGTCGCGTCGGTCGAAAGCAGCAGCGCCGGAACATTGGCATTGTCGTAGAGATAGACGTTGTAGAGGCCGTTGCTCAGCCCCGAGGCGCTCACCGCGATGCCGGAATCGCGGACGCGGAGCGTCACCCATTCGCCGCTGTCGACCGCGCCGCCGCCGGCGCCGGCATGATAGGCGAGGCGATAGGGAATGCGATTGCCGCGAACCGTCGGCGCGAGCGTGACCGTGCTGCCCGAGAAGGAGAGCGCCGCTTCGGAGGGAATGCCGTCATATTCGATGCCGTCGCCGGCGAAGCGGACCTGCCCCGAATAGCCGAAATTGTGCCAGACGACGTTGCGGATCCGGACGCGATTGGCCTCGGCGGAAAAGGCCTTGGTGACCTTGAACGCGGTATAGGGATTGTTCTCGGACGTCGCGCGCACGAAGACGCCGTCGATGTCGACGCACTGGATGACCCCGGCCGGCCCGTAGAACTCCATGCCGACCTCGGCGACGTTGGAGCCGTTATTGTACATCTGGAGGTTGCGGCCCACGAAATTGAAGCAGGAATTGACCAGCAGGCTGCGCTTCCGGTTATTCTCGAAAGTGGTGTTGACGAGGGTCGCGTTCGACGGATTGCCGCTCTCCGCGGGAAGGTAGAGGGCGACATTTTCGCAGATGGTGAAGGCGCTGTCCGCGATCGACAGCACCTGCCCCTTCCAGCGCATGCCGCCGCTGGTCGGCGCCGCCGAGATCGCGGCCGCCGTCCCGCAGGCCTGGATCCAGACATTGTCGAGATTGAGATAGCTGATTTCATTATGGCCGGACCCGGGCTTGCAATCGACGCCCCAGCCGCCGCAGTTCAGGACCTGGACCTGCTCCAGCTTGATCCAGCCCGATCCGTCGACATCGCCATTGTCGCACTCGACGTTGATGCCGTCCGTGTCGAAGCCGTGGACGTTCACCTGGCGGAGATGGACGTTGTAGCAGGATCGGAAGTTGATGCCCCCCGTGCCTGCCGAGTCGCCCTTGGCGATGGTCAGCCCCTCCATCACCACGCCGAGCAGCGCCTTGAAGCTGCTATGGTCGTTGCCGCTTTCGATCTTGAACAGGAAGTCCTCGCCCTCCGCGTCGACGTCGCTCTTGAAGATGGTCGAGCCCGAGCCGTCGCCGCGAATCCAGAGGCCCGGCGCGAACAGGCCCAAAGTGGCGACGGCATCGATCCAGTCGTCGTTGACGATCGAGATCATGCTCCCGCAGCGATAGACGCCGGCCGGCGCATAGAGGCCCTTGCCCGCCGCGAGGGCGGCGTCGACCGCGGCCTGGATGGCGGCGGAATCGTCGGTCGCATCGTCGCCGACCGCGCCATAATCCTTGATCGAGATGAATTCGCGCAGCTTGTCCTGGGCGGTGCGGAGCACGCCCGGGCTCGGCTGCGAAAATCCGACCAGGCTGCTGCCGTCGGCGGCGGCCAATTGCGTATCGGTAATGTACATGCGTCGTCTCCTTTGCTGTCGGTGAACTGAGGGTCCGCATCGCGGGGGATGCGAAGCGGGCCGGGCCTCCCAGGCTGAAGTTTCCCGCCGCGCACGCGCCGGCCAGGTCGCGCAAGGGAGGGCGACACGACGGCATTCGGGGGCGCGGCGGGTCCGGCCGGCGCATGAGCAGCGCCACCAGAATCAAAAAGCCCGCGAGATGAGCAGGTCGCCATGTCCGCCGGACATGGCTTCGGATCGCGGGGCGATCCGAACCTGCCCATCTGCCGCGGGCGCAATTCGAATCATCAATTACGCCGGAATTATCCTGTCAAATCCGACACGTCAAGCATTTTCGAAGATATTCGAAACGGAGCTCAGCCAGCGACCGGCACCCGTGATCGGCGCCTCGTCGTTACCGGCACGATTACCAGACGGCGCAGCGATGGGCGTGGAGTGCTGGGGCGGGCGCCAGCCCGGGCTGCCGGGCCTGCAATCTCTGCCCGGCGGACGGTAGGAACCAGACGCCGCCGGCATCAAAAAGCCCGCGAACGATGTGCCGCGGGCGCAATTCGAATCATCAATTACGTCCGAAATATCCTACGCAATCCGACACGTCAAGCGATTTCGCGAGAAATCTTC